GCCTGGCGCGCGCCATCAAACTCGCGTCGCGTCATGGAGCGAGCCTGCGCGCGATCGCGACGACGATTGACCGCTCGCACGGCCGCGTGCGCGAACTCCTGATGGTGGGTCTTGAGCGCCCCGGCGACGAATAAGCGCTAGTTAACGGAGTCCCCGTTATCAGACTTACGCCGAGATTTTCGCCTCAGCTAATGCGGCTTCCAGTTCGTCAGCGCATCGCTTGAGCGTCCATTCGCTTCCCCGTTGCAATGGGTGTTCATCCCAACCGCTGAGACTGTCAGCGTTATTCCGCCACTGCGCGATCAATGCGGCCAGTCGTTCAACGGCGCGTGCCGCTTCAAGACTCAGCATGAGCGTCTGCGCCTCAGCACGATGCGCCCTTGTTTCCATTCCCGCGCTACCTGCCGTGTCTCCGGATCGATGTAGTGGCGACCCTCGGCGTTCTGTTTCAGCAGTCGCACCGCGCCCGGTTCGTCCGGTTCATCGAGAACCACGATTTCGCAATCGTGGGTCACTTCGATACCGTCCAAGTAGACGCGCGTGCGTCGGCATTTCCTGGCCTGCGCTGGGTCGGATGCGCTGAGGATCATTTTTCCCCGTTATCAGACCTTCGATGCTTCTTTCGCCCGCCGCCAGTTGCAATCTTGTGCGTGCTCCTCAACGTCCTCACTCGGTGTATAGCAATCACAGCCCGGCGGTTCGGCGTTGAGCGTCGCCTCGGCAATGACCTCGTCCACCAGAGCCCTCGCGTTGTCGGGGTCCATCTGGTCTGACAGTTTCGCGATCAACAGATCTCGTCTACTCATGGAGCCCCCGTGGTCAGCCCGCCGCCGCGCCGGGCGCGATGGTGACGTAGATCGGCTTGACGCCAATAGTCCATGTCGTCACGCCGTTACGCCAAATCACATACACGTCGATCACCTTCCACCAGGTCACCGTGCCCCCGTGGTCAGCCGCCCGCCGCGCCGGGGCGGATCAGCCGGGACGCGCCAACCGGCCGCTTTCATATCAGACCTTCGCTGAGATTTTTACGCCCCACTGTGGTTCATGGTGTGTCGCCGGATAACCTCTATGTCGGCGCTGGCATCCGTGACAGAACCAGAACCACACCAGGGATTCAGGGTCGCGTATGTATTCGTGCTCGCGTGCAAAATGCCCGCAGTGGCAGGGAGGTTCATCTCGCTGACGCCGATCTGGAAGCCCGCGACTCATTCGTAGCGCTTCTCTTAGGCACTCCCGGCAGTTGTTTGGGTCGTGCTTCCCGCTCCGCGAGTAGTCGTGTCCGTCACCGAACTCAGTCCACGCCGAAGGGACGCGTTCGTCGGTCATGGAGCCCCCGTGGTCAGCCCGCCGCCGCTGCGTCGAACGCTTGACCTCTGCCAGCATCGAGCGATACGGCTCGGTCCGCATCAGTCGCGCATGTTCCCGGCGCAGTGTCGCCAATTCTCGCCGCGTCAGCATGCGTAGATTCATCGAAGGTCTGATAAGGCGGCCTATGTAACCTTCACAAATGTAATTTCAAATCACTGCCGATACCGGCGTCCGGCCACGTCAAGACGTGTGGAACGGGCGTGCGTGGCCGGGGCTCGGGGCAGGTCTGGCACATCGGCTCGACGCCTTCAAACCGATACACAGCCGGTGCGCCGCATGTGATGCATTTCATAATCGTGCCCCCGTGGTCAGCCCGCCGCCGCGCCGGGCGTCAGCACCACGCACAATCGTAAAGCGGGTGCATGTCGGAGTAGTCCGGCGCTGGCATCTCGCACGCACGCTGCTGGAACACCCATAGCCCGGCCTTCGTGTAGCCGACATGCCGCCACCCGGCCTTGCGATAACAGCGCCCCGGATCGCGTTTACGCCTGACTTCGCTCGCATCGACAAACGACACAATCCCGGCGCTCGGCGGGTTCCATCGGGCGCGGGTGCGTGCAACGGCGGCGACGATCAATTCACTCGCCAACGGTCCACGTTCGCGGCGGAACACCGAATTAACCCAGGCGTCCGGCCACCCGTGTTTGACATACGGTCCATGTTGCGCGAGCGTTACCCACAGCGCGTCACTCTCACCCGCAATCAGCACCACGCACGCGCCCGGTGCCACGAATTGATTCGTTCCCGGCTTTTGGCGGTTGTAATGCCGGTCGGCCAGCACGAGCGCCGCCGGATCGTGGTGGTGCGAAAAACGCCACGGGTTCATAGGCGAAAATCCGGTCAAGGTCTGATAAGGCGGCCTATGTTACCTAGCGCCGTGACAGGTTAGGTCACGATCAGCAGCGACAGGATCCACAGCGCCAGGCCGGCCGGGACAAGCTGCACCCGGCTCGGGACGCCGAACGCCGCGACCACGAAACACAGCAGCGCCGCGACGAGCAGGACGAGCCGGATCGTAATCATGCCGTGCCTCCAATCGCCGGCCCGCCGCCGGCGCCGAACCGTTCCGCAAATTCTTCCGCCGACAGCACCTCCAGCGCCAGCCCGCTATACCGATTCGTCACGACCCAGTCCGTCGAATGAATCACGACCCAGCCGGTCGGCAGCAGGACGCGCGGCTGGCCGTCGGTGAAGATCGGCGGATCGCCCGGATTGATCACGGCGCCGACCGGGAGCGGGCCGCCCTCGAGGTACTGCTCGCCAAAGATCCGCACCGGGCGTTCGGTGTACTGCTGCTGATTGCCGGCGGGCGGATGGGGAGCAGCCATAGGCTTACGTGAAATAGAACCCGTTGAAGACGATGATCAGGCCGCTGAGATTGGCGTTCGTCCGGTCCAGGCCGGTCGCCGGATTCATCACGCGGATCCGATTGTCGGCGTAGGTGATAAAGAACGTGTTCGCGACGCCATAGGTGGTAAACACGCCGCCGGTATAGTTGCCCTGATTCGCGAAGGGCAAGCCGCCGATATAGGCACTGGCCCCGTTGCTCGTCGCCGGATACGAGATGTTCGCCGCGAGCAGGACGACGCGCCCGATCTTGACGTAGGCGCACCCGGCATTCCCCAGCGCCAGGCCGGCGCCGCTGGCGTCGATTGGCGTCCAGGGCACGATCGTATTCCCGACCGCGGCGCCCGTGCTCAGGCCGAACGCATCAATCTGGTCGTACAGCTGCTGCTTCCAGGCGTTGTCAATGACGGTGCCGGTCTTGCCGGTGCCGTCATCGTCCACGATCGCCGTGCGCGTGATGGGCATTAGGTGTCCGTCTTCATGATGCGGAGCCAGTCCTCGAACGTGAAGCGCGTGCTCGACGCCTGGACCAGGAACGTCGGCAGCTGCCCGGCGTGCGGCCGGAAGTTCGTGATCGTGACGGCCTGGATCCGGAAATAGCCGATGATATTCGTCGGCGCCGGCAGGTTGACTTCGACCGTCTTGCCGACGGCGGTACTGAGGTCGCGGCAGCGGTAACTGATACTCAGGGCGTCGAGCGGCCGGACGGCGAGCGTGGCTTGGCCGCGTGCCTTGGCTTCGGTGTAGGACAGGCGCCGGTCGGCCACCCATTCCTCGCGGATGCCGGACGCCACGCCGAGCCGCGCCGCCAGCTGCGCCTGCATCTCCGTGTTCTCGACCTGCACGACTAAATAGATTTCGTCGCCGGTCGTGATGCGCGAACTGATGGCGCGGGCGCCGCTCGCGGGAATGCCGGTCAACAGCGCCGCGGCCGTGACCGTCGAGTTATACGCGACCGTCGCGGTCATCGCGCCGAGCCCCGAGGCCGGGATGCCGGTCAGCGTCCCTGTCCCGACGCCGGTATAGCGGATCGCTTGTTCGCCGTTGCCAATCACCGCCACGCCGCCGGTGGGCGAGAAGGGCGACGTGCCGGCGACCGGCAGCGACGTCGAGCCGGCGGGAACTTGTCCGGCGGGTTGCTGCAGGCCGGACGTATCGCCGGCCGGCGCGTTAGCGCCCAGGGACGCATCGGCGGTCATATCGGTGTACGTCGTCGCCGTGTTGTTCGCGATCGTCGTGAGCAACTGGAGCTGCGCCTGATTCGCGGCGGTGCGATAGAGCTTCCGGCCGGTCACGGTAGCCGAGCCGGTCGGAATGGCGCTCACCGCAATCTGCCCCTGTGCCGTCGTGTTCGCAGGCGGCGGATAGACGCCCGACGCCGACCCATAACCGCTACTACTTAATTGGTAATTATTTGGGTACGTGCTCGTCGGCTGATTCGTCACGGATCCGACATACCGCCACACGCCCTGCGCGTACATGTACATCAGGATTTGCGTCACGCGCGGGTCCGGGCTGTTCGGAAACGTCATGTGGATCGGACCTGAGCGCGTCGGATTGTACGGATCGTTATTCGGGAGCGTCGTAATCGGGGCGCTCACCATCGACGGCATCGTGACGTTGGCGGTAAACGGCCACGACGCATTCACGCCGTAGAGATAGGCAAACTGCAAGACCTCACCAATCGCAATGGTGTTGCCTTGAAACTGCATATTCTGTCCGGCGATCAGGTTGTACGGGGCGACGCTGGCGTCCGCGACCGGCCCCGACGTAATCGTCGCGCGCGGCCCGGCCAGGGATTCCCCGGCCGCCGTCGTGAACGTCACCGCGTAATCGTGCGTCCCGGCGTTGACGCCCGTCCCCGGCTGTAACGCGAGCGAGGGCGCGGCGCTCGCGCCGATCCCCGGCCCGACCAGCGACCCGCCGCCGCCTGGCACGACGCCGGTATACGCGACGTGCTGGGCGCCGCCGTCCGACCCAGCAAACGAGACCTTCCCGAACACGTCGGCCGCGACCGGAAACATAGCGGACGACTCCACCGGAATCATCGTGTCACCTGGTGCGACATCCGCGACGACCCGCGTGCCACGGCCCTCGACGTAGACGCGCGTCAGCGCCTGCGTCTGGTCCACGGTCGCGCGCACGTCGGCCAGGGACGTATGCCACGGCGCGACCGGCGCCGGCGGCGGGATGTTCGCCTCGTCGCCGATCCAGGCGTGAATGCCCTTGTAGTAGTCCACGTACCAGTGGCCGCCCAGCCGGCGCATGAGCCGCGTGATCGCGTTCGGGACGTCCTCGTCGGTGAACGTAATCTCGAGCGCCGGCAGGTTCGCCTGCACGGCCGTGGTCGTGAACCCGTTGGCCGCGCCATACGTCGCGATCAGATCCTGAATAATCGCCGTGCCCGAGACGCCGCGGTACTGCTTGGTCACCTTGGCGAACGCCAGGAGCCAGGTGTAATCGACCGCCGAGAAATCGGCCTGGATGTTGGCCGGCTTGTCGGCGGCGTACAGCTGGTTGCGCGTCAGGCCGTAGCCCGCGAACAGCCGGCGCCCGTTCTGGCTGCCGAGCGCAATGACGACTTCCCCGCCGGCCGGCGGAATCGCGGCGTTGATCCGCAGCGTGGCGGTATCCGGGACTTCGTCCAGCTGCTGCGTGATGCTCAGGGAGTTGATCAGCGTGCCGACCTTCGGATCGTCGCGGATGAACCCGATGTCGTTCCCGCCGATGCTGACGTACACCCGGCCGTCCACATAGCCGCCGCGGCTGGCGCCGCCGCGCATGATCTTGCCGAGCGCGTACATCCGGGCCTTTTCCCCCGGGACTAAGGTCGCCATGCGCGCCCTAACGCCTGGATGACCAGCACCAGCGCGATCAGGATGATCGCGAACGTCTGCCGCTGGCTCGTCGTCATACCGGCTGTCGGTTCCCGTGCTGGCGGTACGACTGCACCAGCGCGTCCTGGATGATGGTCGCGAGCTGCTGCCGGGCGGCTGGATCGTCAGACAGGATCAGGCCCGACACGTTGACCTGCACGCCACCGGCGCCGTTCGGGACGATCGCGCCGCCGGTCTTCGGCACGAACAGTTCCGGGCCGTGCTCGCCGACCATGTACGGGGCGCCGGCGCTGACCGGGCCGCCGGCCGCGCGTCCGGGAAACAGGCCGCCGACCACCGGAATCCCGGCCCGCCCGTACGCGGACGCCATGTCATTGTGTTTCCGCAGCTTGCTCTCGGTCGATTCGCCGTAGCCGATCTGCGTGTACATGTTCTGGAACGAGCCAGCCGCGTAGGTCACCGCGGCGCCGAGCGCCTGGTAGCTGCTGACCGCCGACGACGCCGCGACGGCGGCCTGGGTGGTCGCCTCGCCGGCCGTCTGCACCGACGTCTCGTAGTCGTCGGCGACGTCGCTCACCGCCGCGAGTTGTTCCTGCGCTTTCATTTCCGCCAGGACCATCGCGTCGAACTTATCGACCATCACGTCCAGGCCGGTCGCGGCTTTCGACAGCCAGCTCAAATCCTGGCTGGCGATGTCCTGCCAGACATCGGACAGCCCCTTGGCATTGCTGGTCGCGAGCGCCAGCGCCTTCGCGACCTGTTCCTCGAGAATCTTCGCGTGTTCCTTGTCCTGCGCCGCGGCCTTCTGGAGCGTCGTGCGGTACTGCTCCAAGGTCTCGCGATGGACGCCGAAGCGCGTGGTCAGCGTATTGAGCGAGATGTCGTAGGACAGCAGCTGTCGATTGAGTTCGGGGAGATCGCCGCGCTCGCGCACCCCGCGGATCTCAGCGTACATGGCCGCGTAGGCCCGGCCCGCTTCGCCGGCGGGATTCTTCGACGCATTCAGGATCAGGTTGTGGTCCTCGAGATCCTTATTGACGATGCGTAACGCCTCGTCCATGTCGGTGATGTCGCGCTTGGCAATGCGTGAAGCGTTCGCCAGCACGTCGAGCCCGGCGCCCTTCTCCTGGGCCTTGAGCCGGTCCAGCGATCCGTTGAGATTGGCGATCTTGGCATCGAGGTCGAACAGGTCCGCGATCCACCGGCCGATGTTCCAGCCGGCGATGGCCGCGCCGGCGGCCAGGCCGGCGGTCCCGAGCAGCCCCATCGACGTCGCCGTCTGGCCGACCGCGCCGCCGAGTTCGCCGATCGCCTTTCCCGTCGTGCCGATGTTGATCCCGACCGCGGACAGCACGCTATCGAACCGGCTGAAGTCTTTGGACCAGTTCTGCGTCGCGATGCCGGCGTCCTGCATCTGCTTCGTCGTGACGGTGAACCGGCCCGCGGCGTCGTCGGACAACTTGGCGACCGCGGTCGTGGCGGTCGCGGCATCGCCCTCGAGCTTCTTCAGCGTGCCCGAGGCCGCCTTGACGGCGGTCTCGAACTGCGAAAAGTCCGCGGTGAATTTGGCGTCGATCGCCATTAGCTGGCGGCCTCGTCCTCGGCCTGCAGTTGTTCGATCAGCAGCTCGTACACGTCAGGGTCCAGTTCGCTCACCCACTCGAAGCGCCAGTGGCAACGACGCGCAACGGCGAGTTGTGACTTGATTCGGGCGCGCCAGTCCGGAGTTTTTTTTCCTCACGCGCCGCGGTGAGCGCGGCATCATGGGCCCGAATCGCATCGACCACGGCTTGGCCTTCATCGAACGGCAAGTGATGCAGCGCCGCCGCCACGACGTCCGGCGGCTGCTGCCGGACCGATAGGATCCGGCCGTCGTTGTCGGTCAGTGACCAGTCCAGCAGATACGCCTGGACGAGCGCCGGACCAACCTTCAGCGGATCCGCGCCGTCGTGTTCCGCGCTCCGCATCTGCGCGTACATGGCGATCGTCTCGCCGTAGTTCAATTCCGCTTTGACGATGACGTAGTGGCCGCCGTCAATGGACAACCGGACTTCGTTGGGTGAGACAACGGACATCAGGACTCCGGCGGCCCGAGCACGGCCGCGAGTGTGCCGATCCCCAGCGTCGCGCTGACGACCGGCCAACAGAAAAACCCGCCCCGCCGCGGCGCCGTGAACTTGAGCGGCTGTTGGCGCAGCTGAAAGGGATCCGCGCGCTTCAAGGTCGCCTGGAGCGTCCACTGACCTTGTGGCGTACGGGCGGCGGTCCAGGAGGTACAGACGGCGGCGGTGTGGTAGCCCCAGACCACCGTCGCCTCCTGGCCGCGCAGGGTGACCGTCCCCTCGAACATCGGCTTACGGCTTGGCGCCGGCCACCCAGGCCGTGCCGTTCCAATGCGCGCGGGTGCCGTCGGCGAGCTGAATAAACTGTCCCGTGGTCCAGGCGGTCGCCGGGGCTGCCGTAATCGGCGTGGCGTCCGACAGGTCCGCGAAGTTGGTCGGCGGCGTCGCGCCGGCCGGCGTGAACGTGCCGACCCCGGTGCCCGGCCCGGCGCCGGTCGCCACGACCTGACCCGGCACGGTCCACGGTCCCGCGGCTTTGAACTCGCCGGTCACCTTCGGCGCGTCGAGACTGCAATCGATGTCCGCGCCCATGTAGGCCAGCCCTTGCCAGTAGAACGCCGGTTCCGTCGTGTTCGGCATGAGCTGCAGCGTGCCCGGCGTCGGGGACATGGCGGCCTTGAACAGCGCCAACTCGGCCGAGTTCCAGAACCCGCTGAACGTGCCTTCGATGTTCATGAGGCCGGGAATGTAGACCTTGTTCGTGTCGCCGAAGCAGCTGACGTCCTCGTAGTCGTTCTTGAAACTGCCCTTCCAGGTGTTGATCGAGATGATCTGCACCAGCGCCGAGCCGCCGAGCGGATCCCAGCTGACCTTGCCGTAGCGTCCAGTCTTGATAGCCATGTCTGCTCCTTAGGCGGCGGTGACGGAGACGGCGCCGTGGTCGTATTCCAGTTGAATAATCGCGGCGACCGCCGCCGCCTGATGGGCCTCGGCGATCGGGTGGAATGTCGGATGGGGCGGCGAGAACCCGCGGTTCGTGCCGGCCTTGTAGATGCCGCGCCCCTTGAGCGTGCGGACCTTCGTGCCGTGCTCGTAGATCCAGCCGTGCGGCGCCCGTTGTTCGAGGATCGCGCCGGTAAATCGCCGGCCGCGCGCCGGCCGCAGCACCAGGCCGCGCCGGAGGTTGCCCGACTTAAACGGATACGCGGCGGCGATTGCGGCCTTCGCGGACTGGGCGGCCTCGAGGAGGATCGCGTTCGCTTCGCCCGTCAGTTCTTGCGGAAGTGTTCGCAATTCCTCATATAAGGCGTCGAGATTCGACCAACTCACTTCAAGTCGTTTGGCCATCAGTCGAAGACCTCGGTGACGCTCAGGACCAACTCCGCGTCGCGTTCCTCGCGATTGATGACGGCGTCGACGTGGTACGTCTTGCCCTTCAAGTGGACGCGCGTATCCGTCGCGATGCCGGGGTGATAACGCCCGATCAACGTCGCCTCGCCGGGCGTCTCGCTGAGGTGCGCGCACCACCAGTCCGGCGGGCTCAGCGGCGTGCCGGCGCCGTTGTCGAGCGTGACGTGATGCCGCAGCATGCCGCTGTTCATGCGACGCTCACATCGCGGTAGGACGACAGCGCCCGATCGACCACCTCGAGCGCCTTCCGCAACGGTTCGGCCCCTTCGTCGCCGCCGCGGCGTTCATAGAACGCATCGAGCGCGATCTTGATCGCGTTGCGCACCATGCGCGGCGCCGTCGCAGAGGTCCACGTCGGATCGGCCGCGGCGCCGAGCTTGGCGAAGATGTATTCCTCCGCCTCGGCGAGCTTGGCCGAGATGTCCGCATCAGACGCCGAGTCCACGATCCGCAGATGCACCTTGGCTTCGGCCAGCGTCAGGAGCGGCCCAGCCGGCGAGACGCGCGAATAACTCAGCGTCATGACTGCGCCAGGTCACCGACCGCGGCGGCGACCGTCTCCTCGGTCGGCTCCGGCGGCGCTGGCTCGGCGACGCGGGGCGCCGGTGTGGCCAGCGGCGCCTGCGCGTCACGTTCGGCCAGCGCCGACAGACTGAAGTACTGCTGCTGCAGGTACGGCGTGTCGCCACCCGCCACCGGCCCGAGCCCGAAGTACTTGAACCGCGCTTCGTTCGGCGTCATCGCGCCCGCGGAGATCGCATCGTGCGCGGCCTTCGTGCGCGTGGTCGTGTCCATCCAGAGCAGATCGTCCAGGTCAAACTCGGTCCCGTACGGCGCCGGCAGCTCGAGCCCGGCATCCAGCGCCGTCTCGATGCCCAGCAGATGCGTCTGCAAGCACTGGCTGTGGTACTGGAGCGCCGAGGCTTCTGAGTTCGCGTAGGGCGGCTGCTGGCTGGAATCGACCATTGAGATCGGGACGCCGAATGCGCCCGCGATCGTCTTGACGGTCATGCCGTACTGGTCGGTGAGCTGCGCGTCGACCGCGGACGAGCCGACCTCGGTGTACTGCAGATGATCGCTAAGGATGGCCGTGCGGCCCGGCCCGAGCGCGTGCCAGGCGTCGGACAGTCGTTTGACGGTCTCGCTATCGACGGACGGCGCGCCGGCCGGCGGCGCCAACATCCCGGACGGCCGGCCGCCGCTCGAGAAGAACTCGGTGCTGGCGCTTTCGATCTGCTTGCCCTGGAGTGCCGCCGCGGCGCAGCCGTAGAGCGGCGACAGGCCCACCAGCGGATGAAACACGCAGTTCCAGCGGTCATGGATGATCTCGCGCGCCGGCAGCGCGACCTGTTCGCTGAACCCGACCAGGTCGTCGGTCTGCGCCTGGTAATACACGCTGCCGTCGGGCGCGACGAGCGGCGTCACCTTGGCCGGGTCGAGCACGTACAGCGCCGTCACGACGCCGCGCGCGTCGCGATCCTTGAGGACGTAGGTGTTCCCCCACAGGAGCTTCGACAGCATCCACCGCTCGAGGAATAGCTGGATTGTCTGGTAGCGGTTCGGGACGCGCAGGACCGGCGAGAACGCCGGCGAGCTGGCTTCCGTCCAGATGCCGTCGTCATCGATCTGCACCAGGCGCAGCCGCAGCTTGGCGACGTCGGTACTGATCAGCGACACGCATCGGAACACGACCGGATTCGCCAGCGCGGACTCAGCGCGGATCTCGACGTTCTGCTGCCAGGCGCCGGTATACGGCTCGCGGACGATCGGGTACCAGCCGCCCCGGGTCGGCGCGGTCGGCGTGGCCGCCGGCCACACCGATCCGAGCCGGGTCCGGATCGTCTGCAGGATCCCCACGGGATTAGGCGCCGTTGCGCTTGGTGCCGCCGTTCGGGGCCTCGGCCGCCTGCGTGCCGCCGGTCGGGGCCGGCCACGCGGTCGCGGTGAGGTACTTCACGGCGTTCGGGTTCGCCTTGTTCCAGTTCACGAACCGCTCGGCGCGCAGGCCGACCGTGTTGGTCTGCCAGAGCGACACATACACCGTGGTGGCGTCCGCCGGTGACGCCGGCGCGGAATCCATCTGCAGCGAGGCTTCCTGCGAGGCGTCGATCTCGATGCCGCCGTCGGCGTAGAGAATCAGCGACGGCTGCAGCGCGATCACGTTGCCGCCGGCCGCCTGGCTGGTGATGAACGTCATGCCCTTGTAGCTGCCGCCGTTGACGGTGACGCCGGGATATTGCGGCGAGCCGTCGAGATTGCTGCGGAACGACAGCGCCAGCGCGTTCGCGGCGCTCATGATGAACGTCACACCGTCGACCGAGATGTTGTTCGTCGCGAAATGGCCGATCAAGTTCATGATGTCGGCCATCGGGTTCGTGGTCGCGGCGCTGGTCGGCGCGCCATTGGTGATCGACGCGGGATTCACGCCGGCGACCGCGGCCACGGCCGGATCGATGAACTGCGAATCGAGGAACTGCGCGATCCCGGCGACCATGTCCTTGCGGACGATGTCTTCCGCGTCGGGCTCGGACAGGAGGATCAGTTCCTTGGTCAGCACGATGATCCCGGCCGCCTTCGCGACACCCAGCGACGTCGAACTGAACGCGAGCTTCGTCACCGGCTTCGGCTTGGTTTCTCCGACCCATCCGTACGTGCCGCCGGCGGTCTGGCTCGGGACTTTCACGTTGAACGGGACTTTCCGCAGGCCGGGAATCTTGCCGAGAATCGTCGCCGGCCGCAGGAGTTCGATGAAGTCCTTCGCGACACTCTGGGTGACGAGCGGGGACGCCCATGTCGCATCGGTCGCGGTGCCGGGCGCGACGGCGGCCTTGAGATAGAGCCCGACTTCCGGCGTGTCCTTCCACCGCTGCTCGGCGTAGACCGCGGCATCGCGGACCTGGCCGGTCCGCTCCATCAACTTCGCGCAGGCCGCGCGGACAAACTGCGTGCCGATCGGCACGTTCGGCCGAACCGACACGGAATGGAGCGCCGTGGTGGTGGTGTGGCCCGGGACGATCGCCGGCACGGGCGTCGCGGTCGCGGCCTGGATCTTTTCGAGTTCGCGCCAGCGCTGGAGATCCTTGTCGAGGCTTTTCACCTGCAGCTCGAGGCCGTCGTACTCGGTCGCCTGTTCGTCGGTGAGCGTGGCCGAATCGTCGGCCGCGGTGCTCATGATGTCGCCGAGCCGGGCCGCGAGCGCCGCGCGCTTGTTCTCGAGCGCCTGGACGTGATCGGCCGCCGTTTCTTTTTGCATAGTCGTTCGCTCCGGGCGGCGTGGCGCCGCGAGTGATTTCACCAGCAGGATCGAGGCATTGGCGTTCGCCGGGATGGTGACCAGCGACAGCTCGCAGATTTCGGTATGGGTCAGGCGGCGCGTGCCGTCCTGCAGGTACGTGATGCCGTCTTTCAGAATCCGATGGCCGATGGACACGCCGGTAATGACGCCGGCTTTGATGCTGTGCCACGCTTCGTCCACGCGGTCCTTGAACCGCCCGGGCTCGTCCACCGTCGGCAGCGTCGCCTCGAACAGAATCCCGGCCGGCGTGGCCTTGAGGATCACGGTGCCGATCGGTTGCTTGGTATCGTGATGGAACAGCAGCGGCAGGGGATTCTTGAACGTGACGCCGGCCGGATCGACCATGTCCCCCTGGCGATCGAGTTCCGGCGTCGAGGCAATCCCCGAGAAGGTCCGGCGGGCCGGTGCGACGGCCTTGATTTCGAGCAGGCTGTAGGCGCGGTCCAAGGTGGACCGCTACGGTACCGATGGGCTCGGCGCCGGCCTATTTTTGTTTACGGAAACTCCCGCGGGCCAGCATCTCGCGGATCCAGTCGGCCATGGTCATCCGCGCTTCGGCCGCCTGGCGTTGCGTTTCATCGAACTGTTTCGCGGACACGCGGACGGACAGCAGCGTCGAGCGTTCCTCCGGCGTCAGGCGTGGCCGGCCTGGTCGCGTCATAGGCTCCCCTTTCATCCAATCACCGTCAGCGCATACGGCTTCGCCGGCGTCCGGGCATTGCGGTCCATGAGATCGACCGCCATGATCAGCGCCACCACCCCGTCGATCCGTTCCGTCGAGGCCACTTTCGACGGTTTCAGATTGCCGGCCGGGTCACTTTCCACCGCGACATTCGAGACGTTCCAGCGCAGGACCGGGTGCCCGTCGTGCCGCAGCGTCCGCCCGAGGATCGCGCGCTCGAGCGACTTGGTCGGCGCCGACAGCGACGCAAACCCCTGCCGCATCGGGACGCAGGGTAATCCGTCCTGCTCCTGCAGCCGCTTCACCAGGTCGGTCGCGTTCCACGGATCGTACGCGACCATCTGCACGTCATACGCAGCCGCCCAGTCTTTGACGGCCTGCCGGATGATCTCGTAATCCACCGTCGCGCCCGGCGTCGCCGTCAGGTGCCCGTCCCGCGCCCACTCCGTGTACGGCACCCGGTCCCGGTGCGAGCGGTCCCGGATCCGCTCCTGCGGCACGAAGAACCGCGCGAGCACGTCAAAGCCCGTCTCATCAGGAAACACGGCTACCAGCGCCGACAGGTCGGTCGTGGCGCTCAGGTCGAGCCCGACATAGCACCGGCGCCCGATCAGCGCCTGGCGGGCCGCTGGGGCCGTCTGGCAGGCATCCCAGGCCGCCATCTGGATCCACCGCGACGCCTGCTCCGTCCATTGGTTCAGGTAGAGCCGGCGGAAGTTGTTCTCCTGCGCCGGAATCGCCTGCGCCCGGGCCGCGGCGATCTGCATCTCCTCGAGGCTGCGAAAATCCCCGAGTGCCGGGTTCGCCTTCTGCCAGACGCGCCGCTTCGTCCAGTCCGCGTCCGGCGGCGCCTCGTACAGAATCGGCAGGAACGACGGATCGAGCGCCGGGTTCTCCTGCACCTTTTTGGCGTGCTCGTACAGCTCCCAGAGGATCGAATGCCGGTCATACCCGGCCGTCGAAATCACCAGGAGCAGCGGTTGCCGGCGCGCGGCCATCGACGTCGACAAGACGTCGTACAGCCGCCGGTCTGGCGCCGCATGCAGCTCGTCGTAAATCACCATCGACGCATTAAAGCCGTGCTTGCTGTACGCCTCGGCCGAAATTGCCCGGTACACACTGGCACTCGAGCGATGGACGATCCGCTTCTGGGATTCCACGATGTAGCACTGGCCGTCCAGCTCGGCATTGTTGCGTAGCATCTGCGCCGCGACCCCGAACACCAGGCCCGCCTGGTCCCGGTCGGCCGCCGCCGAGTAGACCTCGGCGCCCATCTCCCCGTCCGCCAGGAGCCCATACAGCGCCACCGCGGCCGCCAACTCCGTCTTGCCGTTTTTCCGCGGCAGCATCAGCAGACACGTCCGGTACTGCCGCAGGCCGTCCCGCCGCTTTTTGAATAGCTGCTTCAGAATCCGGACTTGCCACGGCCGCAGATGGAACGTCTGCCCGGCAAACGCGCCTTTCGTATGCGTCAGCCGGTTAATGAACGCAAGGGGATCCAGCGCCGGAGACGCCGGCCCTTGCGCCCCGTCTTGCCGCTCCATCCACCCGCCACGCCGATCGCGTCGGGCCGGGGTCACTGCCGGGTCAGCCATACGTCAGACCCTGCTAAAAGCCGCAAGACAT